TAGTTAAGGCCCAATTTAATGCGATTATGACTGATGAAGTTAAAGCAAACTACGCAAAGTTTGTGAAAGAACAAGCAGAACGAGATAAGGCATCATGAGTTCTGAAATAAAAGCCGATTTAATTAAAGATAAATCTGGTACTAAAACACTAGCTACTTTGTCATCTAGTGCGGTTACTTTGCATTCTGATGTGGCTTTCCCTTCAGGTCATGTAATTAAGGTGTCTTCAGTAGCGTTATCGGGTGATGCTGCAACTACTGGGTCGACACAGATACCAATTTTTAATGTAAATTACACTCCAAACGGAGGCCCAAATAATACGTCTACAGTTTATGCGTATATGCATGCTCAAGTTAAATATGACTTTGGTTCTCATCTTAGTACATTAGGAAATTTAAAATACAATATTTCAGGTGACGATATAACTAATGTTGTCAACGCAATAAACGGAGAATATTTAGGTAAGTATAGAACAGGAAATAGTGCTGCTTGGTGGGACCATAGTATTTTTACAATGATGTTACAGCCTGTAACTTTAGATGGTACAGGAAACGCTAATATAAATTACTTAATTGAAATTGGTGAAGCTACTACTAATTCTACTATTACTTTTTTTGGTAATAACACACTTACTGAAACGCATATTCAATTTTGGGAGGTGGTATGATGCCTCATGATGATGTTATTTTAAGAAAATTTGTTCAAAACAGATATCCTAATTCGGGATTTGGTTTTCATGGTTCAACAAGACCTATAACTTCCTTAGAAGGATTAAAAGTAAATGGGGTTACTCATGATCTAACAATAGATGATTTTAATGCTTTTAAAGAAAAAGAAATAATAGATTATAACTCATTAGAGTACGCAAGAAAAAGACAACAAGAATACCCAGATTTGCAGGAATGTATTCACGCTATTTTAGATGATGATTTAACAGCACTACAAGCAAAGCGGAAATTGGTAAAAGAGAAATATCCTAAACCAGAATAAATCATGCCTAGCGATTTACAAGTAACAAACATAAAAGCCAACGATGGTACGGCAGGATTAGCAATAGCTGATTCTACTGGTAATGTATCTTTAAGTGGATCTTTAAGTGCAACGTCTTCAATAATTAGACCCGCGTTTTTGGTTCAGGGTAGTTCTCAAACACTTAGTGTTGATTCAGACATTCTTTTAAATTACGACACAGTAGTTAAAAACTTAGGAGGTGGAAGTTTTAGTTCAAATACTTACACAGCACCCGTTTCGGGACTCTATCAAATTAATGCTTTGGCATATTTTTCGAATTTTCCAAATAACATAGATTCGTTGGGTTTAAGGATCGTAGCTGATAATAGAACAATACAAACAGTGTGGTCAAAAACTTTAAATCAAGGTCATACAACCAATTACACAATAGGATTTAGAATGTCGGGTGTAGTTGACATAGATTTGAATGAAACAGTAAAAATTGTTTGCGCTCAAAATGGAGGTTCTACGGCAGCGTCCTTAAGTGCTACAAATTCATATTTCAGTGGTTTTTTAGTTTGTAATTATTAATATGCAATTTATAGAAAATCTATGGCGCAACTATCAACAAAAATAAAACTATATTGTAATGCAAATGGGGTTTCCGATATTGATTTCACAAAAGATATTATTTTGCAAGATGACAATAACGGAAACGGACCTTATATAAAAGAATGGAATATAAAAATTAAAGAACCTACAAAAGCAGAATTAAAATCACATGAAAATAATGCAAATACAATTGAATCAAATATTGAAATAGATAGGATAAGAAAAAATGAGTTTGGTTCTTGGGAAAAACAGCTCGACCAGATATATCACGATATGGATGGGTGGAAAAAGCGGATAAAAGCAGTAAAAGATAAATTTCCAAAGCCATGAACCCTGCTGATTATGCATACGCAACAGGCCAAACACATCCCGATTTTATGGAAGTAGAATCTATCTTGATGTTAGTAGAAAGGATTGGACTTCCTGCGGTGATTATTGGGATTATGTGTTGGTATATCTTTAAGACCCAACAAAGTCACAAAGAGGAAATAATCAGATGGGAAGAAAAAGACACTAGGGGAGATGAACGATTGATTGATGTAATCAAAGAACAGAACAAACAAAACAGTATTACTTCAGAAGCAGTTAATGGACTAAGTAGTGCTTTTAAAGATGTGGCTAAAACGAATGAACGTCTTTCCATGGAAATCAAAGGAATGGCTGAAGCTCTTATTGCTAATAAAAGATAATGGCTAAAGAAACAACTGTAACTACTGTCACAAAACCCGATCCGCCAAAGCCTGTTAAAGTAAGAATGACGGTAAATGAAAGGATTCAGGTGAGTAGATTTATAGCTAGATTTGCCATAGCGTTATCTGCCCTGGGTATATTTGCTTACGTGGTACACATCATGCTTGGGGCATCAAATGAATTGCCAACATCTAGTAAAGACTTACTTAATATTTTAATTGGGGCGTTTATTCCTATCATCGCGGGTATAGCAAAATTCTATTTTGAGTCAGGAGGTGATCTACACCAAGAAGAAGAAAAAAATCCAATCCCGCCACATAAGGAAAACGGTGATTCAGAAACTACTTGATTATTTGCATGCATATTTTAAACCCAAAACAGACGAAAGGACTGATAGTATGCTTAACCTCGTATTGCCATTCGTGGCTAACATGTTGCGCGACATGGTCGTAGATAAAGCGCAGAGCCTAGCAGCCGAACATCTTGAAGAGCACATTGATAAGCTTCCTAAGGAAGTTAAACAAGCGCTTGACGACGCTGTTAACGGTGATAACTCTCACGGGCATAAGTCCGTCGTCGATCTTATCAAAGGATAGACTCATTGCCATGCAGATCAGCAAAAACTTTAGTCTACAGGAGCTGGTCTACTCGCCAACTGCAATTCACGCAGGAATAGATCAAGAAAAATATCTTGACACGAACGCTGTAGCACGGATCACGGCCCTAGTGCTGAAGGTGCTGCAGCCCGTTCGAGATCAATTTGGTGCTACCAAGGTCAACAGCTGTTTTAGGTCAGAGGCCCTAAATGAACTGGTCAAGGGTTCTAGTAAGAGTCAGCACTGTTGTCAGAGTACGGCAGCCGCTGCTGACATTGAGATTGCCAGTGAATCAATCAGCAACTTAGAACTAGCAGAGTGGATCAGGGATAACCTGGAGTTTGACCAGTTGATATTAGAGAACTACGCACCTGATCGTATCAGCAAGATTACGGGTAAACCTGAGGGCCCTAACTCAGGCTGGGTGCACGTGTCTTACAGCAGTACTGGTGACAACAGAAAGCAAGTGCTGCGGATGATCAAGAAAAATGGAAAAGCAAAGTACTACGAGGGTTTGTCTGAGTGAAGCTTTACGTACTTGTTTCCTCGGATACGTGGTCTTATGTCTCTCACTTTTCGCTGTGGCGCTTTTATTGCTCGCAAGGTCTCGACACTGACTCCAAGAAAGTCTGCCTCTAGTTCCTCACCGGTCCAAGCCAGTCTCTCCACTGCTCGTTCATCACAGTGCTTGCAACCTGTTTTTTTGACCTCAGGGCCTTGATGATCTTCTCGTCTATTGTTCCTGGACATACTAGATCTACATAGTTGACGTTTTTAGTTTGACCAATGCGGTGTGCACGGTCCTCTGACTGCAGCCGATGCTCTAGATTGTGGCTGTTAGAATAGTATACTACCGTGTTTGCAGCAGTTAGTGTAATACCCATCCCACCTGTCTGCGGATTGCCTACAAAGAAACGGCAGTCAGGATCCTCCTGAAACCTCTTGATATTGCCTGGTCTTTCCTTGGGATTGACACTGCCGTAGTACATGACCATGGACTCAGCACCATACTTCTTGACAATAGCTTCTTTGATGTGCATCAGGTCATTGACGTACGTGGCCCAGATAATTACCTTAGATGGTGCCTCGTCTAGTACGTCAACCAGTTCCTGTATGCGATTGTTTGGCAGACTGACATACTCGCCACTGTCAGAGGTATAGTTGCCACAGGTAATCTGATGCAGCCTGAGCAGTTGTACCAGGGCATTGCTGGCACTGATGACCTCTCCTTCAAAGTCACCAATTGCAAAGTCTGACACTTGGTTATAC